GTCACTGCCGCTGCGGAAGACATAGGGCCGGTAGCAAGCGTAGGCGGCACAGGCACGGTACAAGGTCTTACTTTATCTGGCACTGTAACAAGCTCTGGCAATCTGACTCTCGGCGGGTCTTTAGCCGATGTAAACCTTGCTACTCAGGTTACGGGTACTCTCCCTGTCGCTAACGGCGGTACTGGCTCTACTACTCTTACTGCCAACAACGTCATCCTCGGCAACGGCACAGGCGCAGTTCAAACTGTAGCACCAAGCACATCAGGCAACGTCTTAACCTCTAACGGTTCGACTTGGGTGTCTCAGGCCGTCCCTGCTACGTTAATAGGCGAGACCGACTCTGGGTCTCCTTTTAGTACATTCTTGGGTTATAACGCAGGTGTTAATACTACTGGCATATACAATACTGCTGTTGGCTATGACGCTTTAGAAACTAACACCTCAGGCATACAAAATACTGCCCTTGGGTATAATTCCCTTAACTTAAATACCACAGGCGATAACAACATAGCCCTTGGTAATAACGCACTAAGTTCTAACACCACAGCCGATAACAACATAGCAATTGGTGTAGTATCTCTTTCGTCAAACACCACAGGCACAGCTAACGTAGCTGTTGGGTATCTTGCTCTTCGCTATAACACCACTGCTGCGGGAAACACCGCTGTTGGTTCTTCGGCTCTTGGGTCAAACACCACAGGCGCAGCAAACGTAGCTGTTGGCTACCAAACTCTTGACGCAAATACCACTGGTCAGAACAATGTAGCCGTTGGTCAATCAGCTCTTGGAGCTAACATTACCGGACAAGGCAACACCGCATTAGGTCATCAAGCGGCTACTGCCACTACTAGCAACTATAACGTAGCTGTGGGCTATCAGTCCCTTCTTGCAAATGTTAGTGGCGCAGGCAATATAGCAATCGGCCGATTAGCACTCAGCGCAAACACTGTCGGTGAAAATGTAGCGATTGGGGGTAGGGCGTTATACCAAAATACTACCGGAGCAGGCAACACGTCAGTCGGCACGGAATCTATGGACGACAACACCACCGGCACAAATAACACCGCCGTGGGAATGCTTGCTTTGGGAAAAAACACCACAGCTTCTTTCAACACAGCCGTGGGACGAGAAGCCCTAGAGTTCAATACCACAGGAGCACAAAACACCGCTGTTGGTTATCAGGCGTTAGAGACTAATACTACCGCCTCTTTTAACACCGCATTGGGTTACCAAGCTCTTGAGTCAACTTCTACAGGAGCGAACAACACTGCGGTAGGGCACACGGCTTTATTTGGCAACACTGGGGGAGATAACACTGCTCTAGGCAGAGCGGCTCTTTATACAAATACATCCGGAGCTAGAAATGTTGCGGTAGGCTATAACGCGCTAAGGCTTAACTCTACTGGAACGGATAACACGGCACTAGGAACGGATGCTCTATACACTAACACAGGCGGGCTTAACACCGCTGTGGGATATCAAAGCCTTTACTTAAACACAACAGGTGCTAGTAACACAGCTGTTGGTAAAAATGCGCTTCGTTCTAACACCACAGGCTCAAACAACGTAGCTTTTGGTTATCAATCGCTTACGGCAAACACCATAGGCTACAGCAACGTAGCTTTAGGAGTATCGGCTTTACTGGCGAACACTACAGGTCGTGAAAATGTAGCAATAGGGCGTGAAGCTTTAAAAACCAATAGTACCCAATTGTATAATACGGCAGTTGGTTATAGGTCTTTAGCCGCCAGTACCGCAAATTATAATACTGCCGTTGGCTATCACTCACTAGAAGACACCACCACAGGCGATAGTAACACGGCACTCGGTGCTCTTGCCCTTAATAAAAACACCACAGCTTCTAACAACACCGCCATAGGAAGGGAAGCCCTAGAGTTCAATACCACTGGTGCAAGCAACACAGCTATTGGTGTACAAGCTCTTGAAGACAACACTACCGGATACAACAATGTTGCCATTGGGCGAATCGCTCTTAACAACAACACCACAGGCTACTCCAACACCTCTGTTGGTTATCAGTCGCTTTGGCTAAATACCACAGGCTACGACAACACCTCTGTTGGTTATCAGGCGTTACAAGACAACGATTCTGGTAATAGCAACGCAGCTATCGGAGTACAAGCGCTTACAAATAACACGACAGGGAATAAAAACCTTGCAATGGGTATCTATTCCGCTTGGCAAAACACCACAGGAAATGAAAATGTAGCGATTGGGTCTGAATCCTTAAAGTCAAACACGACAGGCCTAAAAAACCTTGCAATTGGCTCATCCGCACTTGAATCAAACACAACGGCGGGTAATAGCACAGCAATAGGCGCAAGAGCATTATTTTTAAGCACTGGCGCAAACAACACCGCCATCGGCAATGCTGCGGGAGACAATATAACCACAGGTTCTAACAACACCGTTATCGGTTATGAAGCAGACGCCTCTAGTGCCACAGTAAGCAACGAGATAACGCTTGGTAACAGCAGTGTGACTCGGTTCAGGATTCCGGGTATTGACGTTGACCTGACCTCTGCTCCGTGGCAACCGCTACTAAAAGGTTCTAACTATACAGCCAGTTCAGGTGAGTTTGTCGTAGCAACGGCGGGGGGTATTACAATCACTTTGCCTGCCTCACCCAGTGCGGGCGACTACGTTACTATTAAAGACGGTACAGGCGCAGCAGCAACTACTTCTTTCACGGTGGCTAGGAACGGTTCAAACATCGCAAGCTCTGCGACGGACCTTACTTTTAACGTGAACTTCGACCAAATAACCATGATCTATATAGACGCCACTATCGGATGGAGTGTGTAATGAGTGATTTAAGCGATTTAATAGGCGGCGGTGGCGGTGGATTTAGCGCATTTAGAGAAGTAACTTTAATAAGTGGGCCTACAGATATTTCAGGCACTAGTAGCATTGAATTTACTGGGCTGACTAGCGCATACGATGTACATGTTTTGGTTTTTACCGACATAGTTGCAGGGAACAGCAATCCAAGCCTGACATACAGCGCTAACGGGGGGTCAAGTTACCCATACGGGTTTGCGTCTTCGAGGGGGTATCGAGCTTACCTGCCAGACAATCAAAGTTGGCAGACAGGTAGCGACACAGGTGTTCGAAACTATACAGCCTCTAATCAAGTAACCGGCGAAACGTGGATTAACAACATAGGTATTGCGGGTGGAGTTAACGGGCGTACAACTTATTTGTCCTTTAACGGTCAAACGGGGTTTCAAGTCGGCAACAGCAACAACGGAACAAACGTAATCAATGCGATTAAATTCGCACCCGGATCAGCCACCCGAGGGCTTGTGTCTTTGTATGGAGTAAACATGTAATGAAAAAAATTGTTAATGGCATAAAGATTGATATGACATTAGACGAAATCGAAGAGTCTGAAGCACAACAAGCAGCATTTTCTGACCACTATGCTGCGGTTGACGCTCGAACAGAGCGAGACGCTAAACTAACAGAGTCAGATTGGACGCAAGTAACAGACGCGCCAGTAGACCAAGCAGCATGGGCGACATACCGCCAAGCCCTTAGAGATATACCAGAACAATCAGGTTTTCCAAACGAAGTAAACTGGCCTACTGAGCCATAGGAGTAATACAAAATGACTGACGAAAGCATAGTGTCAGAAGTACCAAGCGCAGAAGAAGTAGCACAACATTACACAGCTATGGGACACAGTGTGGATTTAATCAACGCTATCCTTGCAGGTACACAGTGCCAAGACGACACAGAAGAAGAACGTGCTGCGTGTATCAAGCGCAACGTAGACCATCTGGAAATTATGATAGCTAAAGACTTCTGGACGGACCAAGACATGACTGCGGTTAATGCAGCTATTGAGGCAGGTAAAGCCTAGTCAAACCCCAACCCCAACCCCAACCCGCTTTTAAGGTGCCCTAATGTTAGGATTTTACCCTTTAGCTTCGGCTCCTATTGCTGACGACGGAAACCTTAACGTCAGCGTAGCTGTGCTTGGAGTACAGGGCACCACGGCTCTTGGCAACGAAACCGTCCTTATAGGGGTTACGGCCAGTGTAACAGGGGTCCAAGCTTCGGGTGCTGTTGGCTCTGTTGCTGTTAATACGGACCAAATACTTTCGGTTACCGGAGTACAAGGCACCACGGCGCTAGGCGCTGTTGCAGTAGAAGCTGATGCTATTGTAGATGTCACCGGAGTTTCCGCTACAGGTAATCTTGGCGCAGTTGTTGTTGACCTTAGAACCCGAGCTGAAGTCACAGGTGTAGAGGGTACTGGAGAGATAGGCACCGCAGGTGTTGTCGCCACTGCAATAGTTAATGTGACGGGCGTTGAAGGCACCACGGTCCTTGGCGAAGAAACCGTCATTGAAGGCACTGGGGTATTAGTAAACGCGGTAGGCGTCGAAGGCACTACAGTCCTTGGTAACGTCGCGGTCGAAGCCGATGGCGCTATTGAAGCTCTGGGTAACGCAGCCACTGGCGAAGTAGGTACCGTGGTAGCCCAAGCTAACGCGCTTGTTGCCGTTACTGGATTGGTGGGAACCACGGCCCTCGGTGAAGAGACCGTCATTGGTACAGCCACGGTATACGCCATTGGCGTACAAGGCACTACTGAACTAGGCGCAGTAACTACCCAAACGTCTAACGTAATCCAAGTTACGGGGTTACAGGGCACTACAGCACTGGGCACGGTAGTAGCAAAAGCCAATGCGGACGTAACCGTCGCAGGCGTTCAAGGCACCACGGCACTAGGCGAAACCACAGAAACAGGCACAGCTACGGTATACGCCATTGGCGTACAGGCCACAGGTCAAGTCGGAAATGTATTGGTTTGGAGTCAAATAGTTCCAGATCAAAACCCAAACTGGGTAGACATTGCCCCTATTAGTCAAACCCCTACGTGGACGGATATAGCAGCATGAAAACAGTAAACGAAGCAAAAGATTTAGGCGAAGCGATAGACCCAAAACACGAAATTGAAGTGGTGTGTGGTAACTGCGGATACGATGTAAACGAAGCGGAATTAGCTGCGGATACTTGTTCAGACTGCGGCGAAGCACTAAACTTACGTCAGAATACAAAGATTTACGCGACAAGCGTGCCGCCCGCTGGCGGAAGCACATTAGTATAACTGGAGTGCCCCAATGGCTACTTATATAAATAATTTACGGCTAAAAGAAATCACCACGGGTGATGAAGACGGCACTTGGGGGACCAGTACCAACACTAACCTCGAACTAATTACTGACGGGTTTAGCTACGGCACAAAGGAAATGGCGGCTGACGCCAACGAAACCTTTACCATGCCTGACGCCACGGCAGATGCGACTCGTGGGTTCTATCTAAAGATTACCTCTGCCGTATCTCTGACAGCTACTCGTGAGATTACCCTTGGTCCAAACACCGTCTCTAAGGTGTGGATGATCGAGAACGCCACTTCAGGTAGCCAGATCATTACGATCAAGCAGGGTTCAGGCGCTACGGTAAACGTGGCTAATGGCTCTAAGGTTATGGTCGTCACTGACGGTGCGGGAGCAGGGGCTGCGGTATTTAACGCCAACCCCACAGAAATTGGTGGTACGGTTACTAGTGTTGGTGGAACTGGTACGGTTCAGGGGCTTACTCTGTCTGGCACGGTGACTAGCTCTGGCAACCTCACTCTTGGCGGGTCTTTGTCGGATGTGGACCTTACTTCTCAGGTTACGGGCAACCTCCCTCTTGCTAACGGCGGTACTGGCGCATCACTTGCTGACCCAGATGCAGACCGTATATTCTTCTGGGACGACTCCGTCGGATCGACTGCATTCCTTACTGTAGGTTCTGGGCTTGAGATTTCAGGCACTACTCTCTCTTCTACGGCCGCAGGCGGTACGGTTACTAGCGTTGATGTTTCGGGCGGGACTACGGGCCTTACTGCGTCAGGCGGCCCTGTCACTACTTCTGGCACAATTACTCTTGCGGGCACTTTGGCTGTCGCTAACGGCGGTACAGGCTTAACGGCTTTGGGTAGTGCAAACCAAGTGCTTGCCGTAAACGGAGCAGGGACAGCCTTAGAGTACACTAGCGGCTCCGCAGGGTCGGTAACCTCAGTTGATGTTTCTGGGGGCACTACAGGTTTGACTACTACCGGCGGTCCGATTACTGGTTCGGGAACCATTACCCTAACTGGAACTCTGGCTGTTGCTAACGGCGGCACAGGCGTCACCTCGTCCACCGGAACGGGTTCGGTTGTTTTAAGCACTAGCCCCACGCTAACTACACCTAATCTTGGCACGCCTTCAGCGGCTACCCTGACAAACGCTAGTGGGCTACCTATTGTTGCGGGAACTACGGGTACTTTGTCTGTAGCTAGAGGCGGCACAGGTGCTACATCACTTACGTCTAATAACGTCCTGCTAGGCAACGGAACCTCTGCACCACAAACAGTAGCCCCCGGCACCTCGGGTAACGTCCTCACCTCTAACGGATCAACGTGGCAATCTACCGCACCTTCTGCCGGTAGCGGAACTAGGATATATATAACGTCCGTGACCCTTGGCTCTGCTGCGGCGACAATAACCATAGACAACGCTGCGTTCTCTAACTCTACATATGACTATTTAATACTTGAGGCAAAAAGCCTTAAAAATGCGGGCGGTTCGGTAACAGCTATTAAGTTTAACTACCGTAGTGGGGGGTCAAACCAAACAGCAAGCAACTACGATGTGGCTAAGCTTCTAGTTGACACCAACTTGGTCAATGGCATTGATAGCAATGGTTCGTACGCTACAATCTCCGGTTTTAATTATTCTACAAATTACGAAGCCTACCTCCAGATGGATATATACCACCAATCAACGGGGTTCCCAATGATTAGTAGGGGCGGAAGTTTCACTTCAACAGGCACTGCAACTCAGCAGTGGTTCCATACCAGTTCGTATGATGCAGGGATTGGAAGTATTGGGGGTATTCAACTTGCGACCACTAACGGATTCAACTTTGCCGCAGGCAGTAAACTCACACTTTACGGCGTTAAAAATTCATAGGACTAGACCATGACACGTTATCACGCAACACCAGAAGGCAACGTCCCCTTTAGTCCTGAAGAAGAAGCAGAGTGGGACGCACAGGTAGCCGAATACGAAGCAGGCGCTGACGCCCGAGCAGCGGAAGCAATCAGAACCAAACGCGACAAGCTACTAGCTGAAACTGATTGGGTGACTGTAAAAGCAGTAGATCAGAACGCCCAAGATAGCTTAGGTATTCAAGTACCGGAGGTGTGGTTAGACTACCGCCAAGCGCTTAGGGACATCACCGAGCAAGCAGGGTTCCCAAACGAAGTTACTTGGCCTGTAGCACCGTAATAGCTAAGCAGTAGGAGTACCCATGAGATGAACGACGTAGAGCTAGAAGCGATGATACAGCGTGCTGCGGAGGCGGGGGCTAAAAACATGTTGGCTCACGTGATTAAAATGGGGATTTGCGCGCCACTGGACATACTAATCCGCGCTGACATCTTCCCGATACACCAGATGGGTGTGTATGCCTACAACGAGTGGGACTGGT